TAGTAGTTACAGGCACAATGCAACCAGTCATTTCCCTGTCATAATCGCCATTATTAACGCTATGCGTTGTTGGTGTTATCTTTTCAATCAGTAAACACTCAACCAATTTCATCAAAGGTAAGCAATAAAGTTTAACGCCTGTATCAATGTAAAAGTAATCTGCTTTACTTTTTAGCAACCCACTAGCATACCCATTATCTTGTAATTCAATAAATATGTTGCCTGTCTCATTTGCTTTCTTATCGTATTTACATTCGATTTTTGTATCTCGTTCAGCTATCAAAATATCGTAGTCACTAAATTTATTGTTTATGCGAGTTGCAGTTGGGTATGTCTTTTGCAAGAAAGTTACTAATCTTTCCTCAAACTCTGCACCCATCTCATAATCTTTTGCAAACTCACTCATTTAATTGATGCGATTAGTTTTCTAAGTTTAGGGTTGTCTTTAAATATCTGGTAAAAGACTATTGCAAGTTCATCAGGGTTATTTAGAAAAAAACTGTAAATGCCAACCTCAGTTTGAAATACGACTCTTTCCTCGTCTTTGTCCTCTGCTAAAACATTGCCCTCTGCGGTCAGGCAGGCATCTCGATATATTTTATGCAGGCTTTCATGCAGTAAAGTTGCACCTGATTGTTCAGGTGTTAGGTCATCTTGTATAGTTATGGTTTCGTTTTTATGACAATATTCGCCATAGGATTCAAGCATGGCATCAGTACGAAACTGAGGCTTTACATATTTAACTTGTACCCTGCTCGTTGCACCGATTTTTACAGTTCTATCTTTTTTTAAATTCATCTAGTAGCGTTTCAATCCTTGTTAAATATTCTTTTTTAGGTGTTCTCATGCCAAGAACCCAACGCCTAATTGTCTGGCGTGGATTTTGACCTGTTACACCTAACTTGTCCGCTATGTTTTGATAAGTTAGTTTGTTATCAGCTTTATAAGCCTTTAATGAATCATTAATATTCATGTAAAACCAGTAGCCGATTTAATCAATGTAGTCAATAATCGGTGTTATATAAATTATAGACCTCGTTGCCCTGCTTGTCTAAACCCACCTTTTCTCTCAGTATAATCTACATTCCTAGTGGTAAAACCAAATGGAATCATTACACCTTTGGGAAAGCAAAACAACCAATACTGGTTTGCAGTGTCCATGAGTCTGTTTTCATCAGGGTAAATTTGCAACGCCTCAATGTCCTCACCAACTAATTCATTTTTTATTTGTTGGAAATCTCGCCAATCATTACAAATACCTTTATCAATTCTTTTTATAGATAGATAAGTACATTTGCCTTTCATCTCATTGGCAAGAACCATATCGTCAGCATCTTTACCTCTATAAACATCAACTATGTATGTATCATTTTGGTATTTATCACCTTTAAGAGATTGTTTGTATAAATACTTAGCCTCTTTATGCGTGATAATTGTACCAAAATCTCTAGCCATTTTTTTAAACATATTGATGCGTTCATTAATTGGTAAATCTATCAAATTATCATTTGGTAATTTTTTAAACTTATTCATATTTATTTTACCTCTTCTAGTTTTTTATAAAGTGCATCGTATTCTTTACTGGTTAATATAAAATTATTACCGACAGAATCCGTTGCATCACAGCTAGAAACCAATACCCTCAACAAATTTATTAGTTTTTGCGTTTGTCTTGGCTCTTTGCCATTTAACTTTAAGAAAAAATTATCGAGTGTTTTTATTTCACTACGAGTTTCTAAAGGCTCATCGTGAGCATTTCTATTTGTGTGTATGTCAGATAAAAATGCTATTTCTTTTTCATTTAATTTTATTTTCATATTATTTCACCTTTCTTATGTGTCTTTGAGTTGTGCAGACTTGCCATTTGCTAAATGAGTGACCAGTGTTTTCATTAATCACTTTACTAGCAACTTTACCTACATCAGAGTAAACAGTCTGCTGATTAAAATTTTCTCTGATGTATTTTATCAATGCACCCTTCGTCATCTTACTATCTTTAGTGATAACCTCAGATAACATTTCTAAAACTCGTTGTTTGGTTTGCTCCCTATCAAGACCGCCACCTTTTCTAAGTCTTGCAAAGCCTGACCATAAATTGTGTTTTTCACAAAAAGCCAAATGTTTTTCGTTGTAAAGAATATTGCCTTTTTTATCTCGTATATAAATATCTTCCATTTGTTCCTCTCAGGGTGGCTTACGCCACCCCTTTTACTTGTATTTTTAATTCGTCAATTACTTTTTGTTGAGCAACTTTGTTTTTTGCAAATTTCTTTAATCTTTTTGCCTCTTTCAATTTTGTCTCAACTCTAATGCACTCAAAATAAGTTCCATCATCTTTGTAAATTTTAGTTAATTTTAATTTTCTCATTTTGTTTCCCTTTCTGGGTGGCTTACGCCACCCCCCATTGTTTTAATTTTTTTTCTGCACCTTTTCTAGTTTTGTAATGTTTCATTTCCATTACCTGCTCATTGTAAGTGCCATCTTTCCAGTGTACTTTCAGAGTAAGTATTGCAATGTAGTTGCCACCTGCTCCGTTTCTTTGAACTCTTGCTTGTTTTGTCTGTCTCATTTTATTTGCCTTTCTTTTTTTTTGTTTTTTCTTTATGTCTTTATTATAAAGATGTAGCCAAATAACTCAAGTCTTTTATGCACTAAAAACGCTAGGTATAGCCTCAAAAATTAACTTTTTTTTTGTCATAATGTCAGATTATTAATATTTTTGATGATTTGTTGTCATTTTTGACTAATGTTAATGTTAATGACGAATCAATTAAAAAACAGAAATAAATTTATTCTCTTTGTTTTAGTAGAAGGTTGTTTCGTTATTAATTTGCTTTCAAACAAACGACTCCTTTCTTTTGGTTTACCAAGACCTAGACTCCTGCAAGGTTTGTTTGGATTCATATTACTTGCAGGAGTCGTAAAGAGATATTTCACTTTGTTTGGGTGGCTTGTCATCTTTGCTATAATAATTTTAATAACAACATTAATAATTTTATGAATAAATTTTCTTGGCTTGAAATTATAGAAATCATGATAAAAATGTTTTTCTGTATTGCTATACTACCTGCTAGTTATTTCTTTCTGATTATGTTGATTGAAATACAAAATGTCATGGTAGGGTCAATCGTCTAGTGCAATTAAAAGAGCAAAACAAAAAGTTTGTAGAGTTAAAGTCAAAGATTACGACTACAAGAGACTCAGAACAAAAAGCAGTAGTTGATAATTTTAATGAGCAAAATAGTTTTGTTGTTGGTGAGGAATGGTTAAAACATGGCATTGAATGGCAATCAAACTCAAGTGCATCATTACCAAACTTTTTATATGGCTTTCAATATTTATTACACCCTGAGTTAAAAAAATATTTAATTCATTCATCAAATGTAAAAATGGGTCAATGGATTGGTGAATTTTTAGGTCATGTTTATGAGGGCAAGCTAAACATTGATGATGCTTATAATTTTATTAAAGATATGGCAAAACATTATGAGCCAAATAAATTTGCAAATGCTGATGATGAAAAAATGGAAAAGTTTTTAACTTTAGTTAAGCCATATCTTACTGAGTTAATGTATCAGGTTCAGCAAGTTGCAGGAAATAATAAGGTAGAGTTTGAAAAAGAAATTGTTTTGTATCTTAAAGGATTAAATGTACCGATTACTGGTTGGCTTGATGTAGCGATATTAGACAAAAACGATAAGTTAATAAATTGGATAGAAATTAAAACTAAATATCCTAAACCTGATGGGTATTACAAAAAGAATACTACTGACAATAAAATTGGTGACAGAAAATGGAAAAACCCAAGTGCAATAAATGAGCCTCATAAAGATTATGAAACTCAAATGGCAATTTATACAAAGGCAACAGGTATGTTAGGTCATCAAATAATCTGCACGCCAAATGCAACAACTTTACTTAGACCAGAGGAACATGAGAGATTACAAATGCCATACTTAGATGAAATATTAAGGCAGGTGTATCAAAAGCTAATGGTGAGGCAAAACTTATTAAAGTTATGCAATGACGCAACAACTTTTATGCGTCTGTCTGAACCTGACTTTAAAAATTGGAAAATTCAAGACTGGAATCCAGAATACAAACAACTACTGAGAGGTGTATATGACTACTGAAAAAAAACCAAAAACTAAGCCAGAACCTAAAATTGATAACTCTATGTTATTAACTTTTAAGATGCTACAGGCACAAAAAGAAATTGAGGCAACAAGAACAAAGGTCGGTATCTATAAAGCATACGAATATACAACAGTGTTACCATCTGTTTTGCAAGTTACAGACAAACTTAATCTTAGAATAAAGCCTGCTTTTGAAATGTCTTTTAACAATGAGGGCAAAGCAGTTTTAAGTTGTAAAGTTGATGTAATAAATCTTGATGTTTTAATCACTAAAAAAACCAGTGATGGTGAGCAAACTTTTTATGAGAGTGAGCATCATGGCACTTATACAGTTGTTGGTGATATGAATAAAAACCCAATAATTGAGTGCGGTAAGTTATACACTTATGCATACAAAACCGCATTACTAAAAATATTCAATATCAATGAGGGTACAAATGACCCTGATACTCTAGCATTTAAAGAAAAAAGAGAAAGTGAAAGTAATGGCTTAAACATTGATACTGATGCAATCCCTAACTTATAACGAAAGGTAAAAATTATGGCAGATTGGGATAACATAACGCAAGGTCAAACATTTAAGTTTGGCAAGAATGAGCGTAAGGCACAGGCATTATCTGAGGGCAAGGATAACGCTGATAAGTACCCTGACTATACAACTACTTTTAAGGGTGAACCTACCACTAATGTGAAAGTGCCTGCTGACTTATTGGAGCATATAAAAAACTCTGATGGTTGGTGTCAAATGTCTATTCGTATTAACAGAGAGACTCAGGAAATAAGTCTTAATGTTAAGGGCAAGTATGAATCAAAAAAGAAAACTGAAGAAACACCGCCCTTTTAATGATTTACGCTACTGAAATATTACATAAGGCAGGAAACCTTATTACAGGTAGTCGTAAAGAAACGCATGGTGATTTTGTAGAAAATCATAAAAACATTGCGAGATTATGGTCAGCTTACTTGGAAATCAAAATATCCCCCATTCAAGTGCTGACCATGATGGCGTTGCTTAAAATCGCCAGAACAAAGACAGGAAAGTATGACCCTGATAACAACATAGATGCCATAGGCTATCTTGCGTTAGATGGTCAGTTAAGAAGTAAATTAGAGCAAGAAAATGACGAGTGAAAAGAAAATATCCTACATAGATGTATCGAAACAAGATGATTGGGCTAGTGTTAATCTATATCTTAATCATAAGTCTAATGGTCAGATGAGGAAAAATGCACACTTAATTAAAACTTATGTTGGTACTCAGGGTGGTGCTAAATACAAAGTTCATGCAGGTTTTGGTTGGTCAAAGTTAAACAAAAAGAAACAACCTGTAATTGATGAGGTGATGATAAAGGTAAGACCAGAGAACAGTATGGTCAGTGCGATGGTGAAAGAGAGCATGGTCAGTTTTAACTCAGCTATAAATGATAAGAATACTTTTGCTGACCAGTGCAATGAAATCAGTAAGGGTGGGTTTTTAGGTATTGTATGCAATTACTTTTTAGAGAATATGGAAAAGATAGTCGATTATACAAGTGATTTTAGAATATCAAATGAGTTGCAGTTTGAACCGCAAAATAGATATGGGTCAGTCAATAAGGATTTAGAGCGATTGAATGATGCCTAATGACTGATGGTTGGCAAAAATTATTGAATCAAAGTGGGTATGAATTAAATCTTGTTGATACCACCAATTATAACAAGATGGTTAAAAAAAGAAAAATGGAAAAAGAAAAGAAAAAATACAAGTACAAAGGTTTTGCCTTTGATAGAGATGGTTACGATAAGTTTAATACTAAATTAAGTGAGTGTTTAAAATTAAGAAATACCCCAATAAAGAAAAAAGCAGATGAGGCAATGAAACTTATGCGTGAGGGTGGTCTTACCTTTGATATAAAGAAACAACACTTTTTTAATGAGTCTGACCTGCTTGTAGAGATGACTGATGTTTACCTTAAAATATTGCGTAAACACGCTGATACAATGCCACCAAAGAGAAGATAATGCCATTTGTAGAGCAGGATAAAATATGTCAAAGATGCGGTGACTCTTTTCGCATTTACTCACCTCAACAACTGCAAAAAAAATACTGCAATAATGGGATTTGTTCTGACAAGAATCGGTGGCTTGCATACCAAAGAAAACTACAAAAAAAGACCGCATAAAGCCTATTTTGACAGGGTGACAAATATTTTTTTAGAATCAATAAACTTTTAAAAAAAACCTACTATTTTAGCCATTTTTTTACCTAATTATCAAGCCAAACAAAAATAAAAGATTTGTGCCTATTGACAATGTGTAGCCAAATAACTATATTAATTGTAGCCAATGACAATTAAGTGATTGGCTTAAACCAAAGGAAAAAAAAATATGTACGAAATAATAAATAAAAACAGAAAATTAGTTGAATTTACTAAAGTTGATAATTTAGACGATGCTCTAAATTTACAAAAACAAATTAAAGGTCATCATGAGTACGAGGGCTATTGCATAGATAACTACGATTTTGCAAGTGAAGAATATGGCTTTATGGTTACTAACGATGGCGATATTTTCTATGTATATGACACTAATGAAGCAAATAGGTCATTTGGTGAAAAACTTTTACACAAAGTAAGTGCAACAAAATGTTTACACAATGGTTCTTTTTATTGGTGTGTTATTGATAAAACAGACAATAGAATTTGTTTTGCCAGTGTTCCTTTAAAAAGAGATAATAATACTAGAAAAGCATCAGTAGATTCAAACTTTATCTTAACAACAGAGAGGGTGGCATAAGCCACCCCTCAGGAAAGGAAAAAAAATATGAATAAAGAACAAATAAAAAAAGATATTGCTAGCATGATTGTAAAAGCAATGAAAGAAAATGGTACAGGTTTTATGCAGTCATGGGTTGACAGTGGTATGCCACGCAACGGACATGGCAGATATTACAGTAGCATAAATCTTTTTACTTTATGGATTACAAAAAAAGTAAACAATTATAATTCTAATGTTTGGCTTACTTTTAAACAAGTAAACAAAGCAGGTGGTATGGTTAATAAAGGTGAACATGGCACTTATGTTGTTGGTTGGTTTACTTATGAAAAAGATAGAGTTGTAAAAAGAGGTGCTAAAAAAGGTAATACTGTAACTGATACTGGTATTGCACCTAGATGGTATAAAGTCTTTAACATTGACCAAACTAATTTAGATGAGGGTAAATTAAAATTACCTAAACAGGCTCACGCAATTAGTGATGTTGATGAGTATGTGGCAAACACTAAAGCAAATATTCGTATCGAAAATGGTAATAGTTGCTTTTATACTCCATTGTTTGACAGAATAACTATGCAACACAAAGATAAGTTTTTTGATGTTGATGGCTCAACTGCAACTGAAAACTATTATGCAACATTATTGCATGAGTTGACTCACTGGTCTGGTCATAAATCAAGATGTAACAGAATTGGCATTACTTATGAGGATATTGATTTAAGAGATGAAAAACTTAGAGCAGAACTATATGCTTATGAGGAATTAGTTGCTGAAATTGGCTCTGCTATTCAGTGTTGTGTATTAGGCATCAGCAGTGGCATCAAACCATCAAGTGCAAAATATCTTAATGGTTGGATTAGAACTATATCAGACAACCCTGATGTGATTTTTAAGGCTTGTAGTGATGCTCAAAAGGGTGTCAACTTTATTGAAAAATTACAAGTTGCTAACTCTAAACAAAAAGAGGTGGCGTAAGCCACCTCTTAGGAAAGGATTTATAATGGATAACGAGGCAACAATATTAACTCAATATCAAAAACTTGGTGGTAAGATAGGAATACATAAAGATAAGTGGCACGCTGAACATAGGGATATTGAGGATAAGAGGGTAAGATTAAATCTTGCTACAAAAGAAAAGTTAGTAAAAAAGATTGGTGAGATAATTAATAATCATGTCAATGGCAATAAACAAATTAAAGAGGACATAAAAAACACAAATGCTTTATCTGCATTAATTGATAGACAAGATTATTTCATGGAGCAAAGAGATAATGCAAAGTTAGAAAAGCATAAAAAAACATATACAAGGAAAATGAATGACTGCAAAAGACTAGCCAAGTATATAAGAGAGCATGGCGGTTATCTCGGTACTAAGTATTTAAGACAATGGGATTGGCAAGATGCTCATTTATTAGTTCAGGTTATTGATAAAGGTACTCGAAAAGCATCAGCAAATAGTCGTAAAAAATGTTTTTATGAAATGCAGGAATGTTTTAATAAAGGTTTAGTTGATGGTTATATTAGTGGCACAACCAATTTACTGACTGAATATAGAAAAGCTAACCCTGTTGATGAGTTTACATCTGACCCAAATAAAAGAAAAAACCAACTGAACCGATTAATGAGAGTATGGGATATTCAATTTATGAAAAAATATCTTGAGTCAATTAATGACCCAATATTTAAAATGGCTAATAGGTTTGAGGCATATTCTGCATTACGAGTAAGTGAGTTATTTGCACTGAGAAAGTCAGATGTTGTAATCAAAAGCAATGAGCCTAGTTATGTTATTGTCAGAGGTCAGCTTACAAATACTGGTGATTGGATTGAGGAAAATAAAACATCAGCAGGTCATTATAGAACAGTCACTATTGGCACTGGTTTAGCAAAAGATTTACAAACATATATGCAAGATGTGTTAGATAATCCGCATTATAAAAAAGATGTACTGATTGGAAAAGATGCTGATGATAAGCCTGTATATGGTGGGGATTTATTATTTCCTCAGGTCAAGGATAATATATTAAAAGGATATGGATATAACACTCTAAATAAGAAATTTAAGAGGTACATGGTGGGTGAGTTTGCTATGCCAGAAAATTTGTTAGTCCATTTTTTCAGACATTGGGTTACTACGATGTGGGCTAGGCATAAAATATATGATGTGAATGAGGCGTGTTATATGTTGGGTCATAATAGCATTAAGACCACGCAAAGCATATATACAACAATTATGTCTAATAGAAACTATGAGGGTATAGACAAAGATTTATTTTTAGAGAATTATTACTACTAAAGATTATCTAATAAATCGTCTAAAGGGTTGTCAGGTAAACCAAGTTTCTTTTTTCTCTTAGACTCTTCATCAGCTTTCTCTTGCTTGCAAAGTATCTCAAAACAATTCTTAGTTGGTGAGTGATGTATGAGTTCCTTAGTAATCTCTGGAAACCATGTCTCTCTTACAACAAAACCCTCTCGCCTTATGACATCTTTCTTGCATACAGGGCAAGTTGCAATGACATCACCGCCTTGATGTTTCTTGCTATATGGGTGGTACTTAGTCTTGCGAGTCAGACTATTTTTTACCTCTTATATTATTTAAAGTAGATAATCCAAAACTGCCTGAGTAAACGATTAAAACTGCCCACCAAAACTCTGTAGGTGCATTACGCAAAATTTCCATACCCTTTTCCATGTATGGTTGAGTAAAAGGTAGAAACATGGCGATAAATATAAGTGTTATTTTAATGGTTAAAATCTCGTCTTTGATTGAGTGTTCTTGTTGTCTTACTTGTTCTATAGAAACATTTTGCTCTGCCTCTATCTCTTTCGCTCTAATTATCTTTTTCTTCTCAATGCTATGCTCTATACCGCCAATAATTTTATCGCTTGCAATTTTCACTAAAGGATTACTAATGAGTGGTTTGGCAATACCTAATAATGGTTTTGCAACACCTATAATTTTTGGTAATAACATTAATGGGTTCATACCTCGTCACCTTTCAAAATTTGGCAAGTAAACTTTATGCCTTTTAAGTTTTCGTCTGTTTGTTCAAAAATATGTATTAAATCGTGTGCTAAATTCATTCTTTGCTCGTCTAAAAAT